GGGATGTACCCCGGACCGGCAAGTCACCCATATACATGGAGGTTTTTATTCTGTCATGGACATGAAACACCAGGAGCAAGTTCTTTTGAGAGATCGCGGGATTCCCGACGATAGCCTATTTTACGGATGGTCCACTTTAGCCACCCCAGGAACAACATACTGGGTGGAGAAGGGAGACTACCGAAAGGCTTTCGAGCTGTACTTTGATGGAATGGGCAAACGCGCTTCAACTGCGTACGCTAATTCCAACGATGGTACACAGATCTTCGATTCAACCCGATTGAAGCGGCCTCTGTTTAACGAGGTCATTAATCGAAAAAATCGGTACTACGCACACCCTGTTGGATGGTTTGCCGAAAGGTATTACACATCCACAAGGGTCGTTGTTATGCCATTTTGGCGTTTCAACGACGTAGCGGTTACTGGATCACAGCAACCATTACCGAACAAGATTAATTGGGATGAATCAGAATTTGCTTCGAACCGTGCTTGGTGGGCTATGCAGCCCCGATTTGAGGGAGACTTTCAAGCTCTGAATTTCTTGTATGAGCTGAAAGACTTCAAGTCTGTTGCTAAAGCGATTACAGCCCTACGTCCCAGCAAACTTGTTGAGACGTTAAAACGGGCTAAATCTCGCATCAACAGAGCAAATCGTGCAATTTCTCGAGGATCTACTTTACGTAATCTGAAAGAAGTTGCAGCTGCAGGCTCGAGATCTGCCGGCGAGGTCGTGCTGATTAAGCATTTTGCGATAGACCCCACTATAGGGGACTTAACTACGCTCTATGCCCAAATGCAAGACCTCGTGTCTGATGCTCAACACCGTTTTCGCCAGAAGGGCGAAAAGGGAGATCGTCGTCACTATTCGGAAACGATACGTGAAGAAGATTCTTCCACAATAGATGCGAAAAGCAACTATTTTATGGTGAAGAAGGGCCTTATTGTTAAGGACACCTTCACTGCTACTATGGAATACTCTTTTGATTACAAAATGAGAGATTTCATGGCAGCCTTCAGACGTATGTATGGTTTAGATCTAAGCGCGGGGGTAGCGTGGAATGCGATACCGTTTTCCTTCCTAGCTGATTATTTCATTAAAATCGGCGACGCTATCGAGAACATGTCTACTGATCCGAATGTACTGTTGAAACTTCACCAGTACTGTGAGTCACGCCTGTATGATTACAAATACGGGTGGACTTACACTTCGGACGACAGAACACGGGCATTCATTATTAATGGACGCCCAGCCGCCGAAGGCCAGATTATTCATGGCTGGAACGGCTCTCTATATCACCGTCGCGTGGTTCCTCCTAGAAAGGGGATTGCTTTGCCGAAGGTACAACTACCTTCTGTAAAGCAAGCTGTCAATATCGCGGCACTCGTGAGATGTATGTGGTGATGTGACTTGCTATGGATTCAAATCCCTCTTTTGGGCGTTCTCACCTATACGAAAATAGGTTTAAACATAATAATTGAAAAGGGACAAGTCCATGGGCCTATTTAGCAACCCTATGACCCTGAACGATGGCACGAGCGATCGGATATTTTCTTTCCGGTCACAACGCCCCGACAACCGAAGTGTAATCGGTGATTATATCGAAGATGCCGCTGCTTCTGCAGAGGAATCTTTGTTCACCGCTAAGCACGATTTGCGTGCTGTCACTTCGCCCCGCGCTCTGATTCAACGCGTGTACAAGAAGATCCCAGCGGCTGGTACAGAATATCTGCAAATTACGCAGAACTATACCCTCGTTGCGTCTTCTCTGTTCACTGTTGCAGAGCTTACTGCGGAATTCACCCTGTTCCTTGATGCACTTAGTGAGTCTGGTATCCTTGCTGGCTTAAGAGCCAAGAAAATCTAAACAAGGATCTCATACTCATGAGTGATCAACCAACAAAGCTTGTCATTGTCAGGATAGCATTAGATATTATCTTTGCTGTTGCTAGCGCCCTTGGCTGGAGAGTCAGATGGATAACAAGAAGTCCACCGTCTCTGAAAAGCCAAAGCGAATCCTTGGACAACCCAAGGTCGTCACACGCCCACGCAAAGGGCAGGAAGAACTAAAGCCCCCTGATACTTCGCAGCTTAAGAAGTATCTTGAGGCTGTGCTCCGTGACGTACATGACAATGCACCTCATTTGTATGGTATGACTGACTTTCTTCGGGACTGTACTTCAATGTCTCGCAGATTGGATCGCGAGGGACCGACATTTGCAACGTCGGTGCTACCCGTCATCTTCGACGGTACGATTCGTATCCTCGAAGGTGGAGCCGCGTCATTTCCAGGTTTCAAGGTTCTGAAACGTGGTTGCATCACTTACCCAGTCGTATTGTCTGGACTAGTGAAACGCGTGCTTGATCACCCATCAGATGAGATTGGCCGAGATGCATTAAGATATCTTTATCAAATATCTTATGCCTTTAAAAAGGTTCTCGGCCCCTACAAACAGAAGGTACTCAACGATCAGTTACGTGAGTTCATAGAGGTTGACGATTCACTCAAATATTTTGATTATTTGAGCGAACCTCTGCGTGAAATTTCGAGAAGAGCTCGTGATATAATCACGGATATCTTCTCGGGTATTGATCCTACTGATCTTAAGCAATCGGAGAACTTTCTTCCGAGGCCTGGACCAGGAGCTACCAATACCCCACGCAAGAAATCTGAGCGTTATGTTGCTCACTCAGATTACCTTCCCCTAAGCCAAGTTTTTGACATGGAAGAATGGTTTAACCCACCTTCCGCTTTACCACGCCAATACAGAGTACAACCTTTGTTTGGAATGGATAATGTCAACCATCTGGCTAAGCATCATAAAAAAGAGGCTAAGAGACCTCTTGAAAAATATGATACTCCTACCTCGCGCTTTAAATTCGTTCCAAAAACGAATCAAAAGGCAAGAGGTATCTGTATCGAGGAGAATGAAATACAATGGTTGCAACAAGCGCTACGTTTAGCGCTCGTGAGAAGATTAGAGTCGCATCCTTTAACAAAAGGACGCGTAAACTTTACTTCTCAGCAAATTAATAGAGATATGGCACTAATTTCTTCGCAGACCGGCCAGCATGCGACATTAGATATGTCGTCTGCCTCGGATCGGATAAGCCGGAAATTAGTGTCCTATCTATTCAGTAAAACACAAATACTAGATCATATTCTAGCGTGTTCTACTGAAACTATTAAGCTACCAGAAATCAAAGGGTTTAATTTTATTGATGAACTACCTATCAATAAAATTGCACCTATGGGTAGTGCCATTTGTTTCCCGATTATGGCCGTGACGCATTTTGCATTAATCAAGGCCATTCTCGAATTCTCCGTCGTACCACACGAATTGAACTCTGATATCTATGTATACGGTGATGACATAATAGTCCCCACCGAATGCGTAGATGCGATTTACAGCTATTTACCGCTGTATGGGATGCGATTTAATGAAGAAAAATCGTTTTCCCAATCGCGCTTTAGAGAGTCGTGTGGTTTACATGCCTATGATGGCTTTGAGATAACCCCTACGCGTTTTAAGATCGCGTACGAGAATCTACGACTTTCCGATGTTCCTGGAATCCTTCGCCTCGAAGAGGCTTTTTATAACAAGGGTTTCAGAAGAACAGCGGAACTCCTTCGGATCCAAGTGCAAAGGTGTTGCCTGAATAAAGGGATTCAATCCTTTTATCCAGTACCAACATCATCTCAATTATTGGGGTTTTACCGCCCTGATGATGAGGCTACTCTTGACGAATTTGTGAAGTCTGTTAAGGGTAAAGAGCACAAGGACATCCCAGGCAAGCCATGGTATGCTTGCAAAGTGTACCGTGTGCCGGTAATAGCCAATCGAAAGGTTGTATCACCTCCTTTAGATGGTGAACCCGGGTACTTGCGCTGGCTTTGCCAGCGGGCTGAGAAGGCCGAGTTCGTAGAGGATTGTCCATCTGACAAGACATACGTCAGGTGGAGATCGTTACCTGAATCCGCACTAGGTTTTCGGAGGAGCGCAGATGCTCTCCACGACCACGAAAGTGGTTCTGCTATTTAGCAGGCTAACCAAATGCACATACAGGGTAACAGGGGGG